ACAATGTCGGACCCTTGTGCTTCACTCGCAATGTTTCACACAGCGACTACCGATTTTGTCGACGGCGTCCAATGGTGGCAACTGCCTTCTCACGTTATTGAGGAGCGTATGGCAGCGCTGCTTCCCGGAGGTGCCGTCGTGGCTGAGTCCGCCTGGTGGCGTTTGCTCCCTTCAGATCCGGAGGGACGCATTGGCCGCGCCATCAGGGCCGGACTCGCCCCGGCTGGATCCGTTGCCAGCCGCGTCGGGAGTTGGAGGTCTCTCGGCGCCAGTAGAGCGCTTGCGCTATCAATCCCCCGTGCAGTCACTCGCGCAGTGATGCGCGGCCTCACCGTATGGCTCCCTGTTGGGTTGAGCCTGGGTGTTGTCGCGTCAATTGCGTACATAGTGGCACGCAGGCTGATGGAGAACCGCATGGTAGCTCCGGCCTTGACCAGGCCGATGACGGAGGTGGACGGTGACCAGGCGTTGGGAACCGCCCTAGCAGCAGGCATGGACCGCGATCTGGCGGAACAGAAGGAGTTTAGGCTCCCCGGTGATGTCCCGGTTAATGCTAGGGTAGCGTTGAACGTTGGTTGGGAAGGCTCGATCGGAGCTCCGAAACCAGAAGAGGGCGCGGTGTCAGTCGCGCTCCTTGCCCACTTGAGGCTGTACTCAGCGCTCAGGCCGAAGACGTCCGAGCTCAAGAATGTGTTGCTCGGACGTGCAATCGTGTGGTTGAAGGACCATGATGTTACCGATGCGGATGCGGAGCGTGTGTTGGCTCCGACCGTGTGTGCGGCATTGTTGGTCACACCGCGCGAGCGCGCAGGCCTGGAGAAGTTGCGTGGGTACGAGGCCGAGAGTGCGCGGGAGCGCCTCGCAGCCGCGCTGACTGGAGGTAGGATCTCAGGCCATGTAGGCACGCTTAACGGTGTGCTGTTCACGTCCCGCTGGCGTGAGCATGGTCGATCGATTATTACCAACCTGCTGTCACCACCGGCCATCTTACCATCCGCTTAGCGGGGCCCCGTTGTTGTGCCAGCGGCTTGCCGGCCGTGCATGTTGAAGGAGGTGGCGCCCGGCAATTCGGTCCGCCTGGCTCAGGCAGCGCCGTGCTCAATTAAGCGGAGGTCGTTCACTCTCCACGTCCCAAATGTCCCGGGGACGTGGCAACCGGTGCGGTGTGCGGAGTGCACCTGCAACGAGAAACGGGCGCTAATCAACCGCTGTTTGGCGGTTGGGCCTGGTGGGAAACCGACGGAGGATGGGCTTTTTGAGATGCGCAAGCAGTTGTGGATTTTGCGCAGAGAGATGGCACATCGTCGTTGCGATCCCATGCCGACAGAGAGGGTGTTGGCACGGTACAGCGGACCGAAGCTGGCAAAATATCAGAGGGCCGCGTTGTCTTTAGGCGTCAGACCGATAGATCGGCGAGATGCGACTGTCAACGCTTTTATCAAGGCTGAAACCAATCCGTTGGAGGCCGATAAGGACCCGAGATTGATCCAGTTCCGGAACGCGCGCTATACGATAAGTCTGGCGCGGTACTTGCTGCCGATTGAAGAGGCTCTGTATGGCGTGATGTCTCGTAAGGCGCAGAGGGTTGGGGCGCGGACGAGGCTTTTCGCCAAGGGCATGAACCAGGGCGAACGTGCGCGGTGTATAGCGCAGAAGTTGGAAGGTTTTAATGCTGGCGTGGCGGCAGCCGTCGACGTCAGCAGGTTTGATATGTCAGTGTCCCTCGACATGCTCCGCCTCGAGCACGGGTTCTATAACTGGTTTCACCGGTGCCCGGAGCTTAGGCGTTTGCTGAAGTTCCAAGAGCGGAATAGAGGCCGAACAATGTCAGGTATAAAATACACTGTGACAGGCAACCGTATGTCTGGTGATGTGAATACGGCCCTAGGGAACAACCTGCTGATGCTGGCGGTGCTCAGAGCAGCGGTGGAGGAAGCCGGCATGACACGCTGGGACCTGTTGATCGACGGCGACAATGCGTTGATCTTCGGGGAACGCGATGAACTGCCGGGGGCCTTCCCGACCATAGAGGCAATGTACGCAAAATGCGGAATGAAGGCGGTGTTGGAGCGCTGGTGCTCTCGACCCGAGGAGGTCGAATTTTGTCGAGCCCGGCCCACCCTAACCGCCGACGGCCTCAGGTTGGTGAAGCCACCGTTGGATGCGATGAGCGGCATGCTATGCTCGCACAGACACTACGGGGAACCACGCGGAGGTTTGAGGGTGGCCAAGTCGGTTGCATTGTGCAACCTGGCACTCTACCGCGGGGTACCGGTGATGCAACCGTATTGCGTGCGGTTGCTTGAGGTGTTGGCCCACCTTAAGCCTGCAGCGCTACCGGATCACCACCCGTTGGTCATACGTGCTAAAGCTGAAATCGGAAGGTGGGTTGACGCTGTTCCCGCTCCAATCACGTTCGCGGCGCGCGAGTCATTTGCGGAAGCATTCGGCATCGGACCTGAGGACCAGGTGGCGATGGAGGCCGAGGTGTGTCGCGTAGACCTGCAGGATTTGGACCTGTGGGGGCTGCGGTCACTACCACGGGAATGGTACCCGGGGCGCGAGCGCGCGCACCTGGTCTCCGTTCGCCAGCACTGGGGTCAGGAGGGACTGTGGGAGAAGCAGTGATGCCCCGGAAGGGTCGTAGGTGGTGGTATGGGCGTGGCGAGTGGCTGAACTGTGGCCGCACGAGGCATGTTCCCGCATGTGCGAGTGCCGTCAGTGGCCCGTTGCGACCGGCCCGCAGGTAGGCTTCAACGTGTGATCGAAAGAGAAACACGCTGTCACCCTAGCCCTAACCCGCCAAGCCTTGGCCGGAAAGCCCAGGGAACTCGAGGGGAAACGAAGCGTGTGTCGCTGACCCGACAATAGAGGTTAACCTCATGGCGGAAAGCCCAGCACCCAGCAGGGAAGTTGCGAGCCCTGCAGCTCACGGGTAACTCGGACACCCGAAACGGTGGTAGGAAGTAACGGCAAGCGGAGACTCCGGCGCCGGGGGCCCGTAGCGAAGGGGGAGGGAGGTCCAAGTGACTCCCGAACTGCTACTGCGGGAGATGGACCGTCGGACATTAGCCTGTTTGGCCCCGCGTTTAGTACGTGCAACCGTAGCTGCGGCTACACCGGTGGAATTAATGGTGAAACGAGCGGTCGTGAGTGGACAGGTTGGTAATGACCGACCACTCGGAGCGTCAAACGGCACGTGGATCGAACGAGACGGAACTGGTGTCTGGAAGGTGTCCCCATGGAGCACACTGCCAACCCAGGGGAGCGGCCCCTCACAGCCGCCGTGCTGCCGCGACAGGCAGGCCTTGCCAGGGTCCCATTGGCGACCAAAACCCCTGCGGACGGGGAGCGCGTGCGGGAAATACAGGCGATGCCTGGGGTGCCCGCAGCGTGGTCCGCTCACGTTGCTACTGCAAAGTCGCAGGCGCGAGC